ACGGAAACGCTTCAACCGTGGCTTGGGCTGCTAACGTAAACAACGTGGACGTTTTATCCGTCGGGGTACGGCAAGAATCAATCCCCGACGCTTTTGTTACTGGCGTGGTCCGAGACTTAGTAATCTACGACGAGGATGGAACATCAGCTTTAGCCTCATGGGTCGGTGACGGCCCCGATGACGCAAACTGGACTGACCAGATCGGCAGCAATGACGGCACGGTGGCAGGCAGCCCCTCCCGAGCAGTCAGCTACGATGGCGGCGCAACGTGGGCCGAGGAATAACACCCTAACAAATTACAACCGAAACAAAAACATGAAAAGCATATTCGCAAGCAAGACAGCCGCCCTCGGATTCCTGACCACTCTGGCCGGGGCCATCGGCGCATTCTTCCCATCGGTTAACGAGTGGGTTTCGGCTAACTCCTCTGCTGTCCTGATTGGCATTGGGGTCGCTTCCGTTGCACTTCGCCTCATCACCAAGGACAAAATCAGCATCTTCCCCGAGTGAGATGTTCTCCGCCCTCGTCTCCCTGCTGTCGGCCCTCGCTGGCTATCTGCGGGAGCGAGAGCGGAACTATCGACTCCGAACGCTCAATGAACTCTACTCAAACCTTGGGGCCGCTCAAGCTGGCCTTGTCGCTCTGGTGCGCGGGAACACTGATCCTGATCGGGCAAGCATCCTGCTCGCCACGGGGAGAGTCCGCAACATCAAGCGCCTACTCGACGAGTATTCCGACGCGGTTCCGAGTGCCAGCGGGGACGGTGGTGGAGGCCCCGAAGGGCCAAGTGACCCTCCCTGAAGACATTGACGCCATGACCATCGAACAACACGCGGCCGAGGTCGCGGCGACAATACTGAAATGAGCCCAACAGCCAACCCAACCCCATAGACCATGTCCATCTCCTCCCACCCCGCCTACTCCCACCCGATCTACCTACAGCAAGTCGGGCTTCAAAAGCTCGGCTTCGATCCGGGCATCCTCGACGGCCAGGACGGCCCCGACACTCGCGGCGCCTTTGCGCAGTCTCTCCCCGGCGCGACAGTGGGCAATCACCTCCCTTCAACGCTGGTCCGCCTCGCATTACGGGAGATCGGGGTCCGGGAGACGCCTACGAACTCCAACAGCGGGCCGCGAGTTCGGCAATACCAGGCCGCCACCTGGCTCGACGGCTCCGGCTGGCCCTGGTGCGCCGCCTTCATTTGCTGGCTGTGTCGGGAGGCCGGTATGCCGGAGAGCATCCGCCCCAAGACTGCCGGAGCCTGGGACTTTGAGAACTGGGCCCGCCAGCACGACGACGTCGCGCAGCTCCTCAAGCCCGGCACCGACAAGATCCTCGCCGGGGACATCCTCGTCCTCAAAATCTCCCACATCGGCCTTGCCGCCGCAGGAGAGGACGGATGGTCGGTGAGGACCATCGAGGGCAACACCGACGCCTCCGGCTCCCGCGAGGGCGGGGGAGTCTATGCCCGCACCCGACGCGTGGCCGGAATCCGCAGCATCATCCGCCTCCACTGATTACATGCTTTTAATCCTCGCCGCCGCCCACGCGTTGAGACTCAACGCCGAAACATTCCACTACGCATAAAAATGGGAGACGAAATCACCACCAGCTTAATCCAAGTATTCGGCTTCGGCGGCGTCCTGATGCTATCAGTCCGCTACCTCGCGCTCAAATTGTCCGACCAATACGAGAAGCGTATCAACGCCTTGGAGGAGGCTAGCAAGCGGTGCGAGGATGACAGGCTGGTCCTCCGCGATCAGATGACAACGCTTCTGTTAGACCTGCTTGAGCTAAAAAAAAAGCTGACTAGCTGATGCGGGGATTGTGATTTCTCGGTAGTCCCATTTGCGTAATCCCCGCCTTTAGGTCCAGCCCCTCGGGGCAGGCTGCGGCTAGGCCGCTTTGCTGATGGTCGGTGGCTTGGGCTATGTCGGCAAAGGTAGGTTCAATGGTGCGAAGCTATCGACGGCTACACTCCTCGCAGACCGGCTGAGAGGAGTGATCTGTTCAACGTATGCTTCCGCACCGAGGCCATCACACTCACCGACTACGCCAAGGCTGTGGGTAGGGACGATTGGCATTGCTGCCGCGTCGGTGAATCTCGCACTGATTTCTTCCAGCCTTCATGTGTTCGGGGCTGGACCTTCATCCAAGTGGCGTCGGGAACCAGTATTAGGGTTGGACGCTTGGGATCTGTTGAGGGCTTCCCTCGAACGAAAAAGCCCCAAATCCGAGGGGAAATCTCGAATTTGGGGCTTTCGGGCTTGCGCCATACTGAAAGAGACCTGCGTTGCGATTTCCCCGCGAACAGGGGGAAACTCTCAGAATCGCGGGGAGTTGTCAAGAATTTCTTTACTGTTCATTTCCAGCCCTTTTTGCCGATGGCGAAAAGTAAGCTCCCGTCTGTCAGCGTTTGCAAACATCGGTTTACATTTGTAAACAAGCCCCAACAGATGCTCCCGACCCCGACCCCACCCCGACAAGAAGAAAGAGGCCGCTCCCGCTCCTCCTCTCGCTTTGCCTCACGGAGAGTCATTCAAAGCCGCCTCGAACGAAAAAGCCCCAAATCCGAGCCGAAATCTCGAATTGGGGCTTACTGGCTTGCGCCATCCGCGAACGGGGGGAAGCTCTCAGAATCGCTGGGAGTTGTCAAGGATTCCTCTACTGCTCATTTCCCGCCCTCCTTTTTGACTGCCTTCCTCGGCCTCCCGCCCTTCTTGCCGTTCTCCCGTAACTCATTGAGTGTCAGACGCGAAAAAAGAAAATGATTTTTCGATGTAATTTATTGTTGCCATGTCCGACACCGCGTATTACAAGCGGCGGACATGAGGCAGCAAATACAAACCGCCCGCATCACCATCAGGCTCCGGCCCGAAGAGTCGCGGAAGATCGAGCGCCTTGCCCGCAAGGCACGGGTAACGCGCACCGACTTTGTTCGGGAGGCGCTTGAGCACTACATTCGGCTGGCGGAAAAGAGGGCGGCGAAATGAGCGCCCCCCAACTTCGCCAGCTACTCCGCGCCCAGCGATCCGAGGCGCTGCGAGTCGCCATCGCCAACGGGATAGTTTTCGCCGCCTGCATGGGCGCACAATTCGCGTTCCTCTGGCACATCCCATCCTCTCTACTAGTTCTCATCCCCGCCGCCATATTGGGTGTGTGCGCGGCGGTCATGGGCAGCAGGGCGAGCAGCGCGGTTGACGCTGCTCGCCTTGCAACCCGCGACTTAAAAGCCACATCAGAAACCAGGCTATGAAAAATCTCCTCGGCCCCGCGATGGGTCCATATCAGCAATATCTCCGCGCATCCGACGAGGAGCTTCGGCAGTCCATCAGAGACTTGGCTGGGGCCACGAATGCAACCGCCCTAAATCGAATCGCTATGGCGGCGATTCTGCTCCGCGAGCGGCGGGAGTCGCGGGAGTTGAACGCGAGAATGACGGCAGCACAACCGCTGAACTAAAATAAACGCATACATAAAGCCCATAAGCCATGATCCCCAGCCCCATCCTCAGAATCCTCTCCGCCGAATTGGTTGTCGGATGCACCGCCTCGTTTTGCTCGCTCCATGAGCGAGTCGCGGTCGAAGACACCGACATGGAGGAGATCGAGGACCGAGCCTTGGAGTCAGCAGGCTTCACCGAGGATGGCATATGCCCGACTTGCGCGGCAGAGCAGGCGCGGGAGGATGCGGGAGACAAGGCGATGCGGGAGGAAAAAGAATCTTAAAACCATGACCAGAGACGAATTAATAAAAACGGCGAATCGAATGCAGGACCACGGAGGCACATTTGTTCGAAAGCTTGGCGAGTTAATCCCTTTAGCCGACAGCATCAACCTACAAGCGATACAGGCCGGATGGCCCGAGTATTTATACACTTACGGTCCTGGGTGCATGTTTGACCACGACGAGCCGACCCCCGAGGAGCAGGCGGAGAAGGCGGCTTGCGAGGCCGAGGACACGATGGACTTTCTGAAACACGAACAACCATGACCGGCTCAGAACTACGCGACCGCATCGCCCTAGCGCGGGAGGCCATCGAGAATAACATCAGGGAGTTTGATGATCGCATCGCCGGTACCGGATGGGGCATCGGATTCGACAAAGGGGTCGTCTCCGGCCTCGCCCTCGCCGCCAAGCTGATCGACGGCGCGACTCAGGCGAAGAAACAGGGGAATCTAACAGAATGAAAACATCGCAAGAAATCGACAAGATAACGCCCGCCCTCATCGCGGCGCAAACCAACTTGGAGCCAGTCATCAAAGACACTGACAACGCGTTCCTCAAAACCAAATATGCGACGCTGATATCGGTCCACAAGGCCGTCATCCCCGCATTTAGGGCGCAAGATTTGATCTTTGTGCAAGGGGGCGACAGCCTCGCCGATAACAGCCTCGGACTGACCACTAGGCTCCTCCACAAGTCCGGCCAATGGATGGAGATGACTTGCCCTCTCCCTCTGTCCAAGCAAGGGGGGCAAGAGTTGGGGTCCATGATTACCTACGGACGCAAGTATGCCGTCCTCGCATTTGCTGGTGCCGCGCCTGAAGATGACGACGGCAACGCCGCGAGCGAGATTGCCGACAGCAAGAGGCGGGACAAGGACTCGTTAACGGCTTTGACCCCCACCCAATCCAAGGAGATCGAAAACCTGAGAGGAATCCTTGATGCCGACGAGAACAAGATGAAGGCCACCGCGTTGCGGCACTCTAACAACAGGACCGATTCGGTGGAGGCTTTGATGAAGACAGAGGCGGTCAGTTTGATCGCGGCGATGAGAAAAGCAGCAGAAGGGAAATCAATATGAGCGAGAAACCAAACAAGACGACAATAGAGGGAACCGTGATCGTGATCGGGGAGTTGCAGGAATTTGCCAGCGGGTTCGTTAAGCGCCTGCTCGTGGTGAAAACCGACGAGGAAAAGTATCCACAGACAATCCCCGTCGAGTTCGTGAAGGACCGCACCAAGACGCTTGACGCCTTGAGCGTTGGCGATTGGGTCCGCGTGGATGCCGACATTCGCGGCAACGAATACAACGGGAAATACTACTGCAACATCACGGGATGGCGGATCGAGGACAAGGACGGGCGGGAGTTCTCATCGAGGACGCCGCGAGATCAAGCCCCGGCCGCAGCGCCTCCCGAGGAAGACGACAACGATTCACTGCCCTACTAATATGACCATGAAACACCTGGACAAAAAATCGGGCGCGATCATCCGCGCCATCAAGGCGAACGATCCGCAACAGATCGGACTGAGCCAATCGGCCCAAGTGCTTTGCATGTCGGACAACTTATGGAATCGCCGCACTGTCGGGCGAGTCCTCGGCCGCATGATAAAGCGCGGGCTGATCCGCCGAATCAAAAACGGGGTGTTTGCGCTCCCCAAGGAGGTGGAGGCATGAGCGAGACCGAAGGCCTCCTCCGCGAAATCTCCACCTCCCCGGTTTTGTCAAACGGCGACGACGAGAGAGTTAGCGTGAGCGTGTCCCGCGAGACGTGGGATCAGTTGGTGGAGGCGCTGGAAAAATCCGAGGCCGCTCTTGCGGACCTGGGGGCCTGCGCCGACCCCGATTGCGAGGCGCTTAATTGCAACCACGCTCTGTGCTCTGTTAGGGCATCCCTTGCCGCCTCAAAACATCGAGGAGGACGTCAAATCAATTTCCCCGACCAGTCCCCCGCATGACCATCACCCTCCCCGTCCCCGTTAAAGCGCTCCGGGCCAACTTTGGGCATGGCCACTGGGCAGCAAAGCACAAAGCCGCTAAGACGGCCAAGGAATTGTCCCGCATCCTCACCCTCGCCGTCCCCGTTGCCGACCGTTGCCGACCCTGGCGTGGCTATTCGATCCTCGCCCACACCGCCGCCCGATGGGACATCGACAACATCCACTCCGCCTGCAAAGCCTACCTCGACGGCATCGCCCTGGCCCTCGGGGTTGACGACAAGGAATGGGATCTCATCGGAGATCCCGCCATAGCCAACCCCATCGACCGCAAAGCCCCGCGATTTGAAATAACCCTCCACCCTCGACCCCCTGCCCCCTGCCCCCTGCCCCCTAGGGCCGGAAGCGTGACGCCGCACCGATACATGCAGGACGGGGCGCGGCGTGATCTGCGATCAACCAAGAAGCCCCGGCGATGATCCCCCCGAGTCTCATCCGGGGGCTTGTTATGCAAGGATCTGGGGTTCATGAGCAAAAAGACCGATCAACAATCAACCAACCTAACTATGACAAAACAAGACACCAAATTGACGGAATACGATTCATTTATCAATGCAAAAACAAAGCGGGCGCAGTCCTACGGATTTGAGCCATACCCGATCACCGCTCCATTGTTCGGATGGCAGGCGCACGTCACAGAGTGGACAATCCGCAAGGGCCGCGCAGCTCTCTTTGAGGACTGCGGACTTGGAAAGACAATCCAGCAGCTTGAGTGGGCGCATCAGTGCGTGCAACATACGGGTAGGAGTTCATTGATCCTCACCCCGCTTTCCGTCGCGCATCAGACGGCGAACGAGTCAAAGAAGTTCGGGATAAATGCCCAAGTTGCAGAATCAAACGACGATATTACTGGCGTCGGGATATGGATCACCAACTACGAGAAGCTTGACAAATTCGACTGCTCGCAGTTCGCCGCAGTTGCGTTGGACGAGTCCAGCATCTTGAAAAACTTCACTGGCAAGATGCGAAAGACGCTCACCGACACCTTCGCGGAAACCCCCTACCGCCTATGCTGCACCGCGACGCCATCACCCAACGATTATACCGAGTTCGGGCAGCATGCCGACTTCCTTGGTGTCTGCTCACCCGCGCAAATGCTGGCGACGTTCTTTATTAACGACACGTTCAACACTGGCGATTGGCGTGTGAAAAAGCATGCGGAAATGGAATTCTGGAAATGGGTGGCATCATGGGCAGCGTGTATCGGGAAACCATCAGACATCGGATTTGATGATGACGGATACATTCTCCCTCCGCTCAACATGGAGACCATCATCGTAAACGTCGATGAGGTTGCCGACGCTCAAGGCGGGGAGTTGTTCCGACACTCCACGCTTTCCGCGACCACCATGCACAAGGAAATGCGGATGACTTCCCCGCGACGGGTTGAGGAGGTTGCAAAGCTCGTCAACGAATCGGATGAATGCTGGATTGTCTGGTGCAATACCAACGACGAATCGGGGCAACTGGCAAAGGCTATCCCCGACGCCGTGGAGATTAAGGGCAGCAACACCAATAAGCAAAAGGAGTCCGCCGCAGATGGATTTGTGGACGGATCAATCCGAGTCCTTATCAGCAAGAGTGGGATCTTTGGCTATGGTATGAACTGGCAACACTGCCACAACGTCGCATTCGTTGGGTTGTCCTATTCATTCGAAGACTTCTATCAGGCGCTCCGCCGCACATACCGATTCGGGCAAACCAAAACCGTCAACGCCTACATCGTCCAAGCGTCCACTGAGGGCGCGATTCTCAGGACCGTCAAACGCAAGATCAACCAACACAAAGAAATGCAAGAGAAGATGAAAATTGCCGCCGAGGCATTCAAGGATTCAACCATGAAAGAACTGACTATGAAAAAAGACATCAACACAGCAGAGGGAGACGGATGGCAATTACACCACGGCGATTGCGTCCGAGTAGCGCAACAAATGCCCGACGAGTCCGCGGACTTTTGTGTGTTCTCGCCACCGTTCGCGGACCTGTTCACCTACTCGAATGACCTGCAGGACATGGGCAACTGCTCCGACTTGGACGAGTTCAAGGAACACTTCAGGATCCTCGTAGCCGAGATTGAGCGCGTGATGGTTCCCGGCCGCGAGGTGGCGGTCCATTGCGTTGACCTGCTATCGACGAAGTGGAAGCATGGGAAGATTGAGTTTCAGGATTTCAGCGGCGAGATCGTCCGCATGTTTTGGGATCACGGCTTTCTTTTCCATTCGAGGATCTGCATTTGGAAATCACCAGTCACCGAGATGCAGCGCACCAAGGCGCACGGTTTGCTTTACAAGACGCTAAAGGCCGACTCATGCGACAGCCGAGTGGGATGCGCGGACTATCTGCTCGTTTTCCGCAAGCCAGGGGTCAACCCCCGCCCCGTCGTCAAGGATCCGAATCAATACCCCGTCGATCTCTGGCAGGAAGTGGCCAGCCCCGTTTGGATGACTATCGACCAAGGCAACGTCCTTAACAAGCATGGTGCGAGGGACCACGCCGACGAGCGGCACATCTGCCCGTTGCAGCTCGACGTTATCGAGCGGGCGGTTGTCCTGTGGAGCAATCCCGGCGACCTTGTATGGAGCCCGTTCGCGGGAATCGGCAGCGAGGGATACAAGGCGCTGCAACTGGATAGGCGATTCGTTGGTAGCGAGCTGAAAGAGTCCTATTTCAATCAGGCGAGCGCAAACCTCGCCAACGCCAAGGCGCAACTGACGCTGCTGTGACCGAACCCATGAACAACATGAGCAAATCCCAACTGGAGGCATTCGACGACATGACCGCCGACCGCGACCGATGGCGCGACCGATTCGAGAAGCTCGACCGCGAACTCAAGTCCGAGCTGCGCGACCCCAACGGGACGATCTGGGAGCATGCGGAGAGGTTGCAGGCGGAGCTGGACAAGTTGCGGGCCGCGAACACCGAGTTGCTCAACATCCACACCGCGCCCCATGCCTAACCGATACGTCAGAGAGTCAGCCATTGAGTCAGATGCCGTCAATTCGGTGTCTTGGCAGGCCGAAGTGTTTTGGCGGCGGCTCATCAATCGGGTGGACGATTTCGGCCGAATCGAGGCCCATCTCGGCCTACTTCGTGCCAAACTGTTCCCGCTCCAAATCTCAAAGGTCAGCACTGCGGACGTGACAAGGCTCCTCTCCGAATGTGAGATGGCCGGGTTGCTGTCAGTCTATGCTGTTGAGGGTAAGGAGTTTGTGGCTATGCACAAGTGGGAGCAGGGGCGGGCGAGACATAGCCGGTACCCTGATCCACCTCCCGAAATTTGTCAGCGTTTGCAAACATCGGTTTACATTTGCAAACAAGCCCCAACAGATGCTCCCGACTCCGACTCCGACTCCGACTCCGACTCCGATTCCGACTCCGATTCCCCCCTACCCCCCAAGGGGGCATTTGAGGCGGAGTTTTCTGAATCGTGGAACAAGGCCGTCGAGAAGACGCCCATCCCCGCGCTCCGGCGCGGCATCCCGAAAAGGTGCAAGCGCAACTTCAATGCCCGAACTCAGGACGAGGAATGGATGGAGTGCTGGGAGGCGGCGTTGAAGGTCGCAATCACCGACCCATTCTACTCGGGCAAGAACGAGCGGGGATGGATTGCGGACATTGAGTGGTTTCTGCGCCCGAACACCGTGGCCAAAACCCATGCCCGATCAACCCAGCCAGCAGCCCCCACGGGGCGCAAACTCAGCAACGAGGAGGGATTTTGATTTATGACCGAGCCACGCCAACTCCCAAACGCCCTAGAGCCCGAGAGGTCCATCCTGTCATCCATGATGCAGGGTGAGGCGGCGGAACACCTCGACAAAGCCGCCGCCGAGGGCATCACCAAGGCCCATTTCTACGTCCCCGCCCACGGCGTCCTCTACGGCATCCTCCAAGATTTGCGGCGGGACGGACTCCCCATCGAGATCGTTTCGCTTGGGGAGCGCCTGCGGGAGTTGGGGATGTTGGAGGGCATCGGGGGGCCTTCTGCGCTGATCGAGATATACCGATTCTCTCCGACCGCCGCCTATTTCGGCCACCACCTCGGAATAGTCAAGTCGCGGCACTTGGCCAGGGTAGGCATTAAATGCGCATCAGTCGCCATAGGAGAGCTTTACGGGGCGGCGGGGCAAGAGGAGCAAATTCTTTCGCGCCTCGCTGCGGGCATAGCAGACGCCTTAAAGGGAATTTCCTCAGATTCGGAGGATTATGACGCAAAAGAGCTTATGCGGAGGTTTTTGGACAACGTGGAGCGGTCCATCGAGGGCAAAAACAATGAGACCATCCCGACCCCGTGGGCCAATCTCAACTCGCTGCTCGGCGGGGGCCTCGGAATCGGGGAAATAACGTTCCTGGCCGCGAGACCCAGCATGGGCAAAACCGCATTTGCGCTCCAACTCCTCACCAAAGCGGCCGAGGATGGGACTCAGGGGCAATTTATCAGCATTGAATCAGGCGCGGACAAGATCGCCAACCGACTGGCGGCATCCAAGGGCGCGGGCGACGTTTCCGACCTAAGCAAGGGCAACATCACCCGCCGAGACATGGAGGCCATCCAAAAGGCGGTTGCGAGGGTTGAGCGCCTGCCGATCCGCGTCCGCAAAATGCACGGGCCGACCGCCCCCCAAGTAGCCTCCGCGATCCGAACGGCAGCCCGCGACCACGGGGCGAGGCTCATCGTCATCGATTACCTCCAACTCATCCGGTCCTCCTCCCGGTCCGAGCAGGACAACGTCAGGCTCCGCATGGACAACGCCCTCGACACCCTATGCCCCCTCGCGTCCGAGTTGGGTATATGTCTCGTCATCCTCGCTCAACTCAACCGCGACGCCGAGGGCAAGCTGGGCAAGGACTTGGACCTGTCCATGCTCAAAGAGACGGGCCGCATCGAGCAGGACGCCGACTCAATCCTCATGATCGGGACGGCGCACGATCACGAATCTGATGGGGAGGACACCGAACCCCGAGTCGTCAAGGTTCCGAAAAACCGCGACGGCCCGACCAGTTTTGCCCGACTCCAGTTTCACGGCCCGACAACAACTTTCCACCAATGACCGAACCAATGACCGAACCAATGACCGAACCAATGACCACACCAATGACCGACGACGAAATCAGACAAAACCCGATATACAAGGACTGGCAAGCCAGGCTCGACGCAGCCCTGACAGTCTGGTCCAGATCGGATAGCCACGACGACGAAATCCGCGCTATCGTTGCGGAGAAGCCCGCACTCCTGGCCGCAATCAGGGGGGGGAGAAAAGAAATCATGAATACAGAAACAAACGATGGCGCTGGCAGCAGTTGCTCCATCCACGACTTGTTCGCGGATATTGTCGCCGCCCACGGGGAGGAATCTAGAGGAATTGAGGACTTCTACGTCGTCGATGACAAAACCATTGGATGCCGCTATGGGGACTGCTCGATTCACCTCCTCGGCGACGGATGGCATTACGGGTCGAATACCCCAGCGCACCGCTCGCCGCTCGCTGCTTTTAACCATCGGGACCTGGACTATCATATTTCAGCGAACGTCAAATGTGGAGGCGCGCCGGATCGAAGCCACTTCATCAGGAATGGCCAGTCAGGATCTTCCCTAGTCGCGGTGATGGAACCATGCGGAGGGCATTCATCAACCATCCTGAGCAGCCTGATCTGTTGTTTAACTTTGTTCTCCATAAGGCTACCTTACGATCCGGAGCGCCCGTGTCTGAGCGGGATGATTACCGGTGGTGTTGTTTTTTGGATCTTCATTTTCTTTGGATAACGCTGAGGTATGCCAGCCCGAGGGCGGAAAAAGATCATGAATACACAAACAACATCGCCGCCCTTGGGATTGGCATCACCGACTGGTTCGCTTTCTTCTTGTGGGTGTGGCGGGAAGGTCGGTTCACGCGCCGCCGTCAAGTTTCACCCACGGCTAAACATCATGGACGGAATCATCCGCTACGACGTGCGGTGCGCCCGGTGCAAAAAGACAGCCACCACGAAAGACGGCAAGGGATTCCAATCTTGGAAGACTGCGCTGAGAGCGTGGAATAATAAAGCGAACGCCTAGATTCAGCCGCATCTCCCGACTTTAACCAACTGAAAATTATGGACGAAACGAACCAAAAACCTAGCTCCGAAACAGCAAGCGGGGGAGATGTCGGTCTGCAATCTCTTGTTAGGTGCCCTGCTTGCGGGTCGCGCCGCACCGAATCAGGCCAGCCATCTCGGCGCGTATTTTTCACCTGCGACAGCTATGCCTATGAAAATAGGCATAAATTGATCGACCAAACGGATTTGTGCGCCGCGTGGGAGACGATCAAACGAATCGGCGAAGTGGTCACGACGGACTACGAAACGAAAGAAGATTTTATATCGCGGGTTCGGCTCATACTTTCCACCTAACGCAATAGCGATGGCATCCGCCGACCCAGAACCAACCCCAAGCCAAACGACCTCATGAAAACGTCACAATTCTGCGAAGAATACAACCCCTGTCGAGAGGGCCGGAAATATGCCATGGCTTTCGGGCACATGTCCGAAGTCTGGCAAAACTGCACAAATCCAGATTGGCTTTTATGGATATTGGAGCGACACAGACCACTGACGAAGACGGAGGCCGTAACCCTAGCCATCGCGTTTGCCGAGGGGGCGATGAAAATGGCACCCCCCGCCACCGACACCCGGCCCCAAGAGGCTGTGGCCGCCGCGAAAGCGTGGCTCGACAATCCGAACGGCGAAACGGCAAGGGCGGCACGAGTGGCATCTGCGGCGGCGGATTCGGCGGCAGATGCCACATGGGCGGCACGGGCGGCGGCGGCGGCATGGGCGGCATGGGCGGCATGGGCGGCAGGGTCGGCGGCAGCGGCGGCAGATGCGGCTCGTGCGGCAGGGGCGGCATGGTCGGCACGGGTGGCATGGGCGGCAGGGGCAGAGTCGGCATGGGAGGCGGCAGAGGCGGCCCAGTGTCGCGATATCCGCGACGCAATCCCGAACCCATTTGCAGGCCCCCCGCCACCTAAAGCCACCCCCCCGCACCCGCCCGCCCCTCGAAAGGGGGCCGGGAAAATAAACGAGAAACATTGAAAAAGGATGTTGACGGGAATCAAAATAGGGCCTATTCTTC